TCAATTGCTGATAGTCGAGATGCATACAATGAGTATGCGCGTATTGCAGAGCAAGCTCATAGAGACAAAACAGAACAGATGACGTTCTATAAAGATCCTAATACTAAGCAAGGAATTTTAACAACAGGCACACCTGAACATCCAGTTATGCAAGTTTCATCTGATGTATGGGAACTTAGAGTTGGGCAATTCTTAAAAGGCACGCAATATGAAGCAGACGTAAAGGATGGAGAAGCAATTACAGTTGATAAGGTTGACTTAGATCCAGTATTTGCTTCAAGCCCTAAACTTAAAGAGTCTGCTTACGCAGCTAATAAGTGGGCGTTTCAACCTGCTCGTGTATTGACTCAATACTGGACACTGGCTTTAGACATATCATCTCTTGCTATTCAACTTGGTAGTCAAGTTCGTAATCCTGTTAGATTACTTAAAGCTGTTGCATGTGCTTTACCTGAAGCAATTGCTTTTAGTACGGCTGACATTGGATTAATCGGAGGGCATTTTTTACATGCATCTCGACAAGCTAATAGATACGCAAATCGCGGTAGTAAATTTTGGCACCAAGCATGGAATTTAGACTCTACGTACTACAACTTTATTATGAATTCGATAGTTGATCGTTACAACCAAACTAATCGTTTGACTAAACCAATTACTATGACCGACCTCATTGAGAAATATCATATGGAATCGGCATATTCTGACTGGTGGAAAGCGCATAAGGCTAATACTATTACTGACCCAAGTAAATACAAGTCAATCATTGACACTCCATTTGCAAGCAGTCGTGAAAACTCGTTTGCCGATAAAGTTCCTGCAATATTAGTTCCTGCAGCCAGACGATTTGACATGACGCGTCAGTTACTCATTGACTTGTGTATGGTTCAAAACGCATTATCTGCGGTTAAGGATGCTCGTGCACAAAAATATGGCAAGAATAAAAAGGAAACATGGGAGATTGATCGCGATATAAAAACATCTTTAATGAATTACGCCAAGGAAATGGGTATTGGTGGTCATGCTAAAAGTAAAACGCAAGCTCCAGTATGGAATGTTTTAGGAAAGATAGTTCGATACCCGCAAACCGCACCCGGATACAATCGTAACTTTATGCAGTACTGGGGTTTTACAACTCAAGTAGGTCTAGGTGCAAAGCGTAAGGTGAATGAAATTGCACGCATTGCCACGTCGGGTGGTCCAAAGTGGCTTGAGGGTGAGATATTTGATATTGAGAGCGATGAAAGATTCTTTAAATATAATGCTCAGAGTTCTTTTGCAAGAGACCGTATGGCTCGCGACAAAGGTACAACCATTGCGGTTTACGCTGGCCTTCTCTTATTAAATGGAGCATTGCGGCACTATCAGAACATGCAGGATAGACCTGACGAACAGAACGATGAAACTGAGTGGTGGAATCCTACATCTAAACGTTTTGGTTACACGCGTTTAAATGACAACTGGGTATTTGCAATACCTGTTTTAAACAGATTTGGGCAAATATTAAAACCTCTAAGTGCTCTTGCTGATCCTACAAATTACGGGCCTAAAGAAAAAGCTCAAGCGTTTTTCCAGTCTGCATTCCAAACATACATAAAAAACAAATTAAATAACGGTGCCCAATACATTATTGCTAGTGCAACTGGTAGCTCTTTTGATAAACGCGCTGCTTATGAGCGCCATCAAGGGTTGCGTGTTGCTGTAGAAAATGATGTTCGTGCACCATTCTTTTTTCATCCAGCTGGTTATTTAATGCCTGAGCAAAGCAACTTAACAATGGATACGTTGACATACTCACACCAGAGTCAATATTATGATGATATGTTAAAACTGGGGTTATTTTCTGAGGCAGCTAAACGCAATATGACTGTTCAAGAAATGATGGAATCTGGCGATGTGCCACAAAGGATCCTGATAAACAAAGATGCTGCAAAGGAACTTTGGTGGAAAGGCACTATTGGTCGCGAGACTGGTTTAAACCTTATTTATGAACCACGTCAATTCAACGCAGTTAATAAAGATCCAGTCGAGATAGGAGATGGATCTATCACTGTTGGACGTTTGGCTTATATGATGCGTGAATGGTACAAGTATCCAAACTTATTTCAAACACTAGCTAAAGAACCATCTGCAGTATTGAAGGGATATCCATTAAAATCTCCATCAACATATACTATTGGCTTCCCAAGTCCAGAATCGCAAAGTCGAGCGAAAGTTAAGCCTAATCGCCGATTACCGCTTAATAATCAGATTCGTGCATTAATGGATATGTATGACAGTGAAATGGAAAAAGAGGTAGAAGAAGAAACTAATGAACAGCAGTCAGATCAGTAAGGCTTTCCTAGAGATTGCTAACAAATATGTAGGCGTAGCAGAAGAACCTCATGGAAGTAATCGTGGAAAATTAATTGATAAATGGAATTTGCAATGCAATGTTCCAGCTGGTAGTTTTTGGTGTTGTAGTTTTGTTTCTGGTGTTGGACGAGAATTACAGAGCACACACGGTATTCAATGGCCTATACCTTTGACAGCTGATTGCGATGTAGTCTACTCGTTTGCAAGACGGCGTCAGCTTATAACATCATCACCAAGTCCCGGAGATCTCTTTTTGTGTCACAGAGGAGATGATGCGTATCACATTGGCATTGTAGATGTAGAAGGCAGCGACGGGATTATAGGTAGCATTGAAGGTAATAGCAACAATACTGGAAGTCGCAACGGTTATTTAGTTGCTCGTCGCCCTAATGTATTTGCTAACAGATCAACAAACAATTTAAAGTTTGTACGTTGGACATCTCTTGTACAGGACGAAGACGAATGGGTTCTGAAAGTAAAAAATAAACAAATTGAGTGTATAAATCATGGCAATAGATGTTATGCACCACTCAGAATGGCCTTGAATTTATTCTTTACACAACATGAAGTACTAGTAAACCTTAAGGCTACTGAAGATGGAGCTATGTGGGGCGATGACATTATCCCTGCGCCACTTATAACTCGTGATGGCAAGAGGTATATTGGCGTCAGGGATTTTGCTATTTGGATGGAATGTACAATTGCAGTAAACGATCTTACTAAAACAGTAACTCTGTTAAAGCCCTAGTAAATCGAAGTCAGAGAACTTGGCGTACCGGGGTTCAAAGTCCAGCAGTGACACTCCGGTGCGCCCATTACGATTCTTAGCCGTTATAATCTCTGCCTTGTCCGTGCCGTAGTCTTCTTCACCGTCTTGCTTGCGCTCGTAATACGCTGATCGATAGATAAACTGAATGACATCGGCGTCTGATTCTATATCTCCAGACTCACGCAGGTCAGACATCATCGGGCGCTTGTCTTGGCGTTGCTCTACTGCACGAGACAGAGATGACAATGCAATAACAGGACAGTTAAACTCTCTGGCAATGTCTTTTAGCCCACGACTAATAATGCCAATATCACGAGTCCTATTCTCTGATTTTACAGATGATGGCATAGTAATCATTTGCAGGTAGTCAACAACGATTAGCCCTATGTTAGCCGTCCTCTTCATGTTATTGGCTGCATCGCGAATAGACTGCAATGTCACTGTCTGATCAGCGACAACTTGTATTGTCATGCTCTTAGCGGTTCTAGCTATAACAGACAAGTTATCCTTGTCGTAATTTGACAACTTCTTGCACTGTATCGCTTGGCTGTCAACACCACTATAGATACTTAGCATTCTTGCAGTAACCATAGCTTTAGACATTTCCGCACTAACTATAAGTACCCCGGTTCGCCTTTCTTCTTTTCGTAATGCTAGAGCTGCATTCCATGCGTACTGTAGTCCAAGGCTTGATTTGCCCATTGATGGGCGACCACCAACAATAATTAATTCCCCGTCGCGCCACCCGCCAGTGATGCTATCAATTTCTGTGAATCCGCTAGTTACACTAAAGTCTATTTTGTCTTCAGCCCTATGGATGGCCTCGTCCGTAATGTCAGAAATTAATAGAGATAAATCATCGGGTGCCTTTCCGGATTGAGTAAATGTAACAGAGTTATTTAAATCAGTGACAATAGAATCAACAGGGTCCTCTCCTATAGACGCACGTTTACTTGCATACTCAGCAGCAAAAATAATCTCTCTACGCTTATGGTATTCCCAAACAAGATCAGCATAGCTGTTGCAGTGACCTGTTGTAGGAAGCAGTTCAGCACATTGCATGAGATACGTAAGGCCACCACATGACTTAAGTGCGTTTCTCTTTGTTAGTTCTTCATTGACGGTGACAATGTCAATCTCTTTACCTGCATCATCAATGGCTTTATATGCATCCCAGATTAGACTGTGTGCAACGCGATAGAACATTGACTTGTCAATGCGTTGCATGTCTTTGAATAACTTATTGCCACCTAAAAGAATAGATGCTATGAGCGATTGCTCACTCATAACATCTGATGGGATTTCAATATTGAAGCCTAGGCTTTTATTGTTGTTCATTGATATCGTTGGTTAACCTTACAAGTAATATCTCACTAATAATTTCGGTAAGTTGCTGTCCCTTAACTGGTGGCTCTACTCTCCATGCACGTAAACCACCTGTCTTCTTAAGCACCAGTACAACAGTGGGATGGAGCTTGTTCGGATCAAGTCCAATCCTGATTGCCTCAGATATGTCGTGAATAACCATGTGTGGTTGTGCATCTCCGTACTTCTCTATAGCAATGTTGAGTAGTACCTCTGATGGAGTAGGTCGGAACTTACACCTAGTCAAAATGCGTTGCATCCCACGCTTGATGTCTTCATCACCGATGTTGTTTACAGCAACTCTGTAAACGGTCTCACTTGTGTCATTCCAAGGTATAGAACTTGGTAACTGCGAGAGAACAGCCAGTAATTTATCAGTCAATGTCATCGAACCATGCCTCTACTTTCTTTTGTATATCTGATGAAACCTGTGTTGGTTGTGCGTATGTATCCCAATGCTTCCATAGTGACCGCACTGTTACCATTTCTGGTTTCCACTTTCCTAGCAACTCTTTTGTACGAATATACACATCATCACTTGTTACACCTGCCTTATGCATTTGCCAAATAGTGAGTCGCACATCCTTCCATTCTTTATCAGTAATATTCAACAACTCAAGTGTCGGCAACTTGAACCTAGCAATTTTAAACTGCTTGTACAAGGCAAACGCAGGATCATCTTCCTTAACAGCATCCTTTTGTATTTGCTTGACTGCTTGAACTTTTACGTCTTCTGCGTGTACTACTGAGTCAGGAAACAGCTTATAGCCATTACTTGATGTTCTCCCATTGGGAGATGTTCTTGCATTGATTGCTAGTAATCTTTTGCCGTTAATCTGCATACCGCATAGATACTTAAGCGCAGTCTTGACTGTTGCTTCTGAAAGACCTGTACACTCAACTATGCGTCCTATACTTGGCCAGCAGTAGCCCTCGTTGTCAACGTGCATAACGATGACCATGAATACGACAAATCCTGACGGGGTAAATGTAGCTATGTGGTCAACAAGTGATCTGTCTACCTGAACAAAGCCAGACGACTTTTCACCGGACAAGCCAAATGACTTGCCGTTAAATACAGTAATCATTGTAAATTCCTATTGGTTATACGGGCATTGATCGCAGTATCTGATTCGCTTGACATCATCCTCTTCTGCCAGCTTGGTTAGACCTGCGTCATATATTTCTTTTAGTGGTATTGGTGTTGTGCTGATTAAAGATAACGCTTTATTGACGTCATCAACAGACCAGCCTGATGGTATCTCTACTGCTTTGAGTTGTTTCTTTGGTTCTTCTTCTTTATCCCCTTTTAGTTCTCTTTCAAACTCTGTGATTGTTATTTCTCTGGCTTTTGCTGACTCAAGAATTTGTTTTTGTTGCTCGGTCCCCATATGTGCAACAAGCCTATGATGAGTCCAACTGAGACCTGCAACCCTGTTGCTAATAGGAACATTGTTAGAAACCCAGCTCCAGTTAGCAAGGCTTTGATAAGCGTAACCAGTAGCGTCCATTGCTTGTGAGTACTTCTCACCATAACGTTTTTGTCCATAGTTTAATGCGTCTCCAATGGAGAACTGAATACCTGTAGATAACTGTTGCAATGTAGACATAAGACGCAACCACTGATCGTACTCAATGTCGTGGTTAAAGTATAAACCTACGTCTGTAACACTTACTGCATCCGGGATGCTACCTATATAAACTAATTCGTCTGCCATTCTCTTTCCTTTGTTGGAACAAAAGACCACGGAGGGATAATCCGTGGTCTTCCATTTGTTAGTTGTGCCCCGTTGGGTCTAGTTTACGGGGCAAAACAATCTTACTCCTCTGTATCGCTTGCTGTCAATGCTTTAATGGTGACATTTTCAGTAGGTTGAGAAACACAAAACACGTCTGGATATTCTTCTACTAGAGTTAGCTGCACTTCTTTTGGAATCTTGCTTTTGTACACCTTGAATTGTTGAACTACAGCCTCACATGATTCTGGTATGACCATGGCTGCCTTCTGTTCATCCATGATGGTAAAGAACGCGGGCACTGTACGGAATGATACTTGACCCCACGGGCATTTCCATGTCTTGGCCTTGCCAGTCAATTGAGACTCAGCAAAGTCTGCAATCTGATCACCGTATTTATTCTTGAGCCAGAATACCTTACGTTCTTTCTCTGCAACCAATTGTTTGCAGCGGTCAACTACTGATTGCATAGCAAGTTGCTCAGCCTTAAGTTCGGTCTCATATTTTAGTAAACGTTGCATAGCTAAAAGAACGTCGTCTTCTGTTTTAAGTTCATCACCAAGCCAGCCGTCAACAGGTCCAGCGTACTCGCCTGTTTCAATGTCGTAATATGCGTCGCCGATAATATCAAACTTAGATTTGTCCATTGAGTCCCTCTTCCTCTATTACTAAAAATACTGCTTCTGCTTCTTCTGGTTTATTGAATCCTTGTAGTACTTCTATGACTAACTTTAGGTTTTCATCTGTAGTATTTGTGTGTCCAGCAAGGCGTTCAAACACACGCTTTATGTCAGTTGGTGTAATGTCCTTACCCCAGATGCGCTTGCACTCAAAAGCAAACTGTTTACCCGGAGTAAGTGTGGGAGCTTTGGCAGGTTGAGGTGCATCAACAATACGCATATCACCAGCTGGTGTAACTGGTTCTTCCAGTTCTTGAGCAAACAACGTACCGTATCCACACAGTGCAAGTGCACGACCGATAGCACCAGTCTCTGCTTTCTCTCTGTAGTCAGCAAAGTGTTTCTCATGCTCAGTTTTGTGTGCTTTTGCAATTAGTCGCCCTGTTACATCATGAATCTCAGCAGCAAATGTACAGTAGTCAGCGCCCGAAAGTTCGGGCACTGCATACGTCAAAATTGTCCAGTCTGGATGTTCCTCACGGAACCATGCAATACGTGGAGCGACAGGTAAGTACTGCTTACCTTTAAGGTTTAAAAAGTGATCACGTGGATTAAACATTTTCTTCTCCTTTGGTTTTAAATACAACGGCTCGTATTTCATCTGGCATATTAATTAGTGAAGCTTTACTGATTGAGGCAGCAAGTTGTAGGTCATAAATTGAACCATCCATCCAACCATATTGATATTTAGAAGCTAACACGCCTAATGGTAGTCTAGCAATGATGTACTTTGTACTATCAAAATAGGCAACTAAATCAAACGCTGAGTTACCAATTACAACGCATATAGATCCATCAATGTCAATTGTCTTGCATTCTAGTGTTCGCTCAGAATAGTCTTTTATGCTAACTAGTACATGTATAAGTGTTGTTTCACTTGGGTATATGTAATTACCTCTTGCTGCAAAAATGTTATCAGTTAAGTAGTTATGACAGCCGGAAACGTACATCAATTTATCGTTATAACGTAGTGCTCTAAAGTGATCTAAGATTGTGTGCCACGTTGTTGATATAGGTGTCTTGCCGTGTTGCTCAAAGTAAGTTGGATCATCATTAACTTCCAAAAATACTTTGTCTTTAACACAAGATACAAACCAGTTTAGATCATCGTTCTCACATTCATATGATATGTATGATGACTCATACCATTTAACATCTAGTACTACATCCATATTTTCAGCTGCAACTGGAAATAACCAATTAACTTTATTAGTATTTTCTGTACTCATTATTTATAAACTCCTCTAGTTTTTTGATTGTTGTGTCATTACCCACAACTAGTTCTACTGTGTGTAAAACATTGAGCACGTCATCAAGTGACCTGCATATATGCGTTACATTTAAATCGGCAAATATCTTTTGTTCTGTTCTTACCGCTCCTTTTTCTGTTTTTAATTCAACTCCTAAACCTACAGGGATTTTCCATTTTTGATTGTGTATATAGACATCTGAAATACCAATGGTATTGCCCTGCCATCCGGTTGCATAGTGTCTTGTTTTACACGTTGGACATAACACTTTTGTCCGTGTTTTTCCTGTTTCAAAAACGGTGTACCCAAGCAGTTGCAACGTTCTTACAATAGATTGTTGCAACTGCTTTTCTGTTATTGGTTTAAGTACCACACTATTATTCCTAGCCATATTGCTACCCCTATTGGAACTATACAGCCATCGATAACAATGTCATCTTCGTTGTCCTGCATGTTGTAACCTTAGAAACTTCCAGCAAGGTACGACATGTGACAGTGGTATTGTTTTATTGCCAGTAGACACTAAATACTTGACAGCTAGTTTTGCTGATACAGCAGTAGGAGATTGGATGACAAGTTTTAGTATCTCTGGTGTAGATAGTATGTAATTAAGTGTTTGCTTTTCTCCGTGTGTTAGGGCCTCATGTAAAAAACATGCATGTTTTTCGTAATGGTCTGGCTTATGGTTACTTTTAGTGTAATCAATTACAGATGCAAGATTTCCGTTACTGAATACATACCTAGCAAGCAGTGACTCATGCCAACATCCATTTAGAAGTGAAATAATGTGTGTCCTTGTCCATGAAGGCCACATGGTTGGTGGATATATACACTTTATTTCTATAATGTCATTACTTTTAGCATTGGACACAAATAGTTCAAATATTAGTAGTGCAGTGTATTTGTTTGAAATGTGCACACCAACATTGTTAGCGTGCACATAGTAGGCCACTGGCGCATTGTACTTTTTACGACGTGATGGCATTAGAACCTTGGTTTATACTTACCAGATAACCGCGCCATACAGTGACCGCACTTCCAAGGTGGAGTCCAGTCCCCACTAAGAAAGCCATCTACAATGTCAACAACTTTACCTTTTTGATACTGGTTCCAATTTTTCTCATTTAAATTCTTAAATGTCTTCCATACAAACTCTTCTTCAATATCATAAATGTTATCTAGTGCTTCTAAGTTCATAGCATATTCCTCAATGGATGATGCCTTTGCAAGCTCACTAGGATCTACTTTAAATGAAACAATCTTTAACTTCCATGATGGCCACGACAAAGTCACTATGTTTGTATTGGTAACTGTTGTTTCTAACTTTGACCAACCAGCTTGATACTCACTGGTAACGGCCATCATCCTAGTAATTTTTTCAATATCGCCTAACATAATTCTCCTTAGTAAAAGTTTGTGGAGCTTGAAATGCAGTCCAAGCTCCACAAATGTATGATAAATACGTACAGATTATACCGTAGGTATATCCTCTTTATTATCATCTTCTTCACCACATGTGCATTGATGCTCCCAGTTACCACACTCAGTACATCCCTCGAAGCCCATAAGATAATAGTCATCCTTCTCAAGATCATCGCCTTCACGTTGCTCTGAACTGTAACCTTCTTTGTCTGCCCATATATTGCCAGCAAACATCATGCCGGGTTCAGCATAGCGCAAGCTAAACGACAGATCAGGAAACTGTTCATACATACTGTGAATCCATTGATTAGGTGGACCCCATGCAGTATCAAAACCAATAGTAATATGCCCCTCATCAAATTGTAGATAACCTGTGTCACACGCTCCCCATTTAGTACCCCAGTTGTTGTACTGCCAATGAACATCGCAGTTGCCATCTTCATCTACTGGGCATGGCACAGACTTATTGA